GGATTAGTATGTTCCCAACCACTATGATCATAATAGGCATACATTAGTATCCACCGGCAACCAATAACTCTTTTACTTGTGGCACGATGTTGCTATTACGCTTAAATCTAATAGCCCATTGCTCGGGGTCGATATACTCAAGAATCATTTTTTGTTGTGATTCATCTAATCGTTCAATAAAGCCAATGCCACTTTCACTTTGATACAACATCCATGGACTGATTCTACCTGCAGTGATAGCATAACAGATTTTGTTTGTGTTGCAATAACGCAAACAGTCTTTACTTAATATACCTTCATCACTTGAAAGTTTGATTGTGGTTTCAATACTACGTGCAATAGCATCTAATGGATCTTCGTCTTTGCTATACTCAATCAAAAACTTTGTATAGTTTGTATCACTACACCAACTGTCAACTTTGATATTGTTTTTTAATAACCAATCGGCATAACGTTCAACATTGATAACATTGACATTAACACAGTAATGTCCAAACTTAACAAACACCAAATAATAAGAACTCTTGATAAAGTCTAAGTATGTTCTTTCTTTTTTAGTTGGTGTGTTCTTTTTATAAAAAGATAGCCATGTTTGAAAACCAATACGGTTACCCGTTTGGTCTTTGTCTTGCCATCTACGTTTGTTTTCACACAAGTGTTTTACTAGTGTGGTCTCACGTAAAAATTCTCTACTACAAAATTCGCAACTGTGTTTGACTTCAGTTACCGCTGTCTTCTTCATATTGTTTAATGTCTTTATCTGTAATAAGGTCACTTAATAACTCAATTTCATCGTATTTTAAATTTGGAAACTTCTCCGCAAGATATACCTTGCGTTTGTGACTTTCTACAAATGCCTCTGATATCAGAGTTACATCACTATCACTGGCTTTAGGATAGATTTTCTTATAGTACTCTTTTGTGTCTTTTAGTTTAGCAGACTCACGTAGTTTACTCACACGTTCTTTGATGTGAGGTATCCACTGATGAAACTGTTTGCCTAGACCCGGACTTGCCGCACACAACATATACCATTGCAATTTAGGATGCTTTTGCACAAACTCATTGAACATGTATTTGTTTGCATGTGCTTCCACACTCATAACATAATAGCGTGACACACCCTCATTACCCTTAACTGCACTGACCCAGTGTAGCATCATAAAGGGAACAAACTTCTTTTGTTGTTCAGGACTTAACTTATCATAGTACGAATAGTCTTTTCTGTCAATAGCCTCTATGGCTTTGAACAAGTCAAAATCTTGACTTTCAAACTTTTCGTCTGCCGATACTTTTTCTTTTGCCATTAGTTTTTCAACATCTCGTATGTGATAATGTGTGCAATTCCTTGACCCAAATCTTGTTCACTAGGGATAATGTGTAGTGTTTGATGGTGACGGTCAGTGCGTTCATCATACTTACTGTATTCCATGACATATCCACCATTGGCACTGTAAATTGTAAAACTCATACCACGTTGGTCAAGAATTCTACCTCTACTAAGACCTACACTTGCTTTAGTAACATAATTACCAGGTTCAGTCTCCATGTTACGTGAATCTTCCCATGCTTGTCTGCACTTGTTTGCAAACCATTTATTAAACCAACTAAACATATTTTCCTCTTTTAAAATGCTTGACTATAATCTACTATCTCACAGTTACGACTTACTTCTTTTACAAAATAAACACAACGGGGTTCTTTACTATCATCAATTGGTACACATAAGAATTGACCATTTCGTAGTCGGGGAGCATACCATGTTACATCAGGATAAATATCTAAGATTTCAATCTGTAAAAATGATGGGCTAAAACTTGTCAATGGATTAAATTCAAATGCATTAAACCCACGATCATTAAGACTACTCAATGGAAGTGTTTCTAAATCCCCATGTTCTTTTTCACCAATTAAGATTTGCCAATCTACTGGCATTTTGATTGTTCTGTCACCCACACGCAACACAAGTGCGGGGCTGTTAAAACTTTCTAAAAAGATTAGGGGAATGTAATGATAGTCTACATTGCTTGGATTAGAGTTGTCGAGGATAGCAAAACGCATATCATCAATTTCTTCCGGCAATGTTTCTAAGTTGTAAAATGTATTATCTAATGTAAGTATGCGCATGTTTATAGTATATCAGTTAGTGCTATGTTTGTCAACATATTAATAGTCCAATTTCTCCAAAGTAAATGGATATTGGGCTTCCTTGTAAAATGCTTTACGCTGTGTTAAATGTCGCTTTGCAAACTTGCAACTACTAGTGATATCCCAAATCTCTACGTGATCTTTGTCTTCTGCTTTACGAATACCACGACCTATACTTTGAATAACTCTAACGAACGATTTACCAGGTTCCAAGAGAACCAAGTTAAAGATGCGAGGTATATTGATACCAACAGCCGCGACACCATAGGTCGCAATAATAATCTTGTTACTGCTTGTTTTAATTTCGTCATACTCTTCTTTACGCTCAGTTAGTTTTGTTTCACCACTAACAAACACACTATCAGGTAGTCGTGAGATTAATTCTTTACCTGCGTTAACACGATCAACCAATACCAATGTGTTACCTGTTTCATTGATTTTACTAATCAATTGTGCAATCTTGTCTAATCGTTTTTCGTCTTCTAATAAATGTTTTAGTTCGCTTTGATAGTTGGTGAATTCAACATGGTCTTTTAGTTGTACAATGTTAACGTGACATTGTGCAAGTACACCACGCTCTTGTAATTCACTTGCCGCAAGTTTACCAATCACCGGGCCTAGACTTACTAATAATGACACTTGTTCATGCTTTGCTTTGGGGATAGTTCCTGTTAGTCCCCAACGAATTGGTACTGCGCTAAACACACCAGTCAATAATGTTTTAAGTGCATCAGCTTTGGCCATGTGAACCTCATCAACCATGACACAAACAACACCCTCAATAAACTCACCAATTGGAATTTCTGCTTCACCGCTCTTTGTATTCTTTAGCATGTTGTTTAAACTCTGCCATGTACAGATAGTATGTGTTTTGTTGTATTCTTTTCTATCACCGAAGTACACACCTACATCTAATCCTAAGTTGATATAGTCTGCTTCTGTTTGTACAACTAAACTCTTGTTGGGAACAATAACGATACTACGACCATATGCCTCTACACTTTTACTCAAGGTCGCAGTCATCAATGTTTTACCTGCACCCGTAGCAATCTCTTGTAGACTTTGAGGATTGGCTAAAAAGTTATTGACAATCTGTACTTGATAGTCACGCAACATAATAGGCTGACCTTCACGTTCATGACCTTTGGGCCAATTCTTGTGTGAAAACGTAGATTCGGACACTTGAGTAAAATTAAAGGTTGTGCTGTATGTGCGTAAATCTGTTACATCAATATCATAGTCAAAGTCAACTAAGATAGGAATGATTTCATCTAACAGATTAACATAACTACTGCCACCTAAACTAAAATAACTTGCCTTACCATTCCATCGACCTAGTTTGAATGCAGGTCTGAATCGTGCAGTTGGATCTTCAAATTCGAATTTTTTCATCAATGCCTTACGTGCATCCAATTCAAGACCTTCAATCTTTACATTGACTTCATCTTTAATTAATAATTTAGCTTCTCTCATCTTACATCCACCGGTCTTGAGTTTTTAATCACTATTACTTTTCCTGTTTTTTCTACACGTTTGCTAGAACCTTTACGTACTGAATGTACTAATTCTATCAACTGATTTGATTTCTTACGCATAGTATCAACTTTAACATTAAAGCGGCCCAGCATACGAATCATTTCATTTATGTATAATGTGCTTTTTGGTATAAACACATTGCTAGTTATCTTTGACAACCAATTAGCTACCTGTAGTATGTCATCTAAATCTACCTCTGTAACATACTCACATGCAAATTTTAAACTAGGTTCATTACTAATTAATTGTTCGTCTACACTAATGCCATAGTGTGACAATTCATATAGTGTGGGTATGTCTAATTTTAAATCAATGTTGATAGTTGCATCATACAATATTTCATTGATGGCAACAATCATTAAGTTACCATTGACATTGCGTAGTGTAGGTTTCCAAATAGTGTTTTCGTATTCTTTCAATGTA